AGAGCTCTGGACTTAGCAGTAACCGAGATCTTCTCGATACTGAATCCCATCTCTCTGAAGTCAGGAGCAGAACCGTCGCTATCTAATGCTTCAGAGTCCTGTGTGGACATTGGAGCACCATTGTTATAGTAACTCTGTGAAGTAGCTTCGTTAGAACCAGCTGCAAATGCATCGTTAAGAACAGCAGGGTTGTCACCTGTTAGTGTTGGACCAGCACCAGATACGTCGTTAGCACCACCAGTACCTGACTGATTTGGGTTAACTTCGTTGAAGAATGCTTCAGCATTACTTGTACCAGGACCATCATAACGTGCTCTCATTGCAAAGATTAGTCCAGTAGGACCACTCATTGGTTGAACACCAGCAAGGTCATATGCGACCAAGTTAGGCATTGCACGTCTAATCAAAGAGATTAGAACAGGGTCGAAACCAGCAACTGACTGATCTCCAGATGAACTAAAACCAGGATTTCCTGTACCGCCTGGGTCTGTGTTCATTGTAGGAACTGCTTCAGATAGGATCTGACGTTCCTGATTAATTACTTTTTCTTGGTTCTCTAAGAGGATAGAGGTAACAGCTTTCTTGTAGTTATCTTCAATTTTTGGAAGATCACCGTGATCAAGAACAGGTGCCCACTTCTCTTGAAGAACCTTTGACATACCTAATGTCATTGTTTTTTTTCTCCGTAGATTAATAGGTTAATAATTTATTGCCATTGGGAGATTGCTTTTACATAAGCTGCCATAGGACCTTCTGCAGGTGCTGCGACATCTCCTGTAGCTACATCTTCCTTAGGTGTAGAAACTTTCTCTTTAGGGAAATAGTTTTCCTTGAGAGTATCTAGTTTCTCCTTAAAGGATTCCTCAGATTCAAACTCAACTGACTCAGCAAGTGAAGCAAGCTTCTCTGCCTGTGTCTGAGCTAGACCTTTGGATACTTCGGCAATTAATGACTCACGTGTGCGAGTATTAATTTGACCGTTGAGTGAGACGTTCTTTTCAATCTGCTCATTGAGCTTCTCTTCCATTTCATCAAGTTTGTTAGTCATCTCTTCAAGAACATCATATTTTTCTTCAGGGATTTGTACATAATTTTCTTCAAAAAGCTTCTTCATGCCATCCATGAAGGAGTTATACATTTCTAGTTTGATGCCTTTGTGGATTTCGATTTCATTTTCTTTTTTCCACTCTTCGGCAACATAAGAAAGGAACTTATCTGTTTTCTCTGAAAGTTCAGTTTTAGCTGCTTCCAATTCTTCAGATAATTTCTTTTCAAATTCTTCTTCTAACTTTTTCTTCTGCTCAGAGATCTTACTCTTGATAGCAGCTTCAAAGATAGTTTTTGTTTTTGCCTTGAATTCCTCAGAAAGTTCTTCGCCAGTTAAAAGAGCTTTAACATCGTCATCGACATTAATCTCCTCTTCAACGACTTCTCCTTTGGTTTCAACTTCTTCTGCTTTAGTGATGCCAGCAGGTTTCCCTTCAGCAGCACCAGCGTTTTTGTTAACAGCATTTCCTTTTATTGCTGTTGTGCCTTTATTGGCAATTTTCGATGAGTTATCATCGTTCTTATAATTTTGGTTGGTCGGACCTCCCAAATTTTCTATCGAAGCATCTTGCGGTGCAGGAACGGAAACTTTTTCCATACCATCTGCTTTGCCAGCACCATCAGTGACTTGGCGTTCGGAGAGATTCTCTTCGACGAATGTTTCAAATTTCTGGTCAACTGATGCTGACATATTAATACTCCTTAAAAACAATAGATATTGATTCTGAATTTATTTATAATTACAGTCCTTTCAAGAACTGTTCAAATGCGGAAATCTTACGCTCTTCAAGATTATATAGCGTAGCAGCATCAATTCCTTTCTTTATTGAAGAAATTTCCTGCTCTTTTAATAATCCATTATCCCAAACCCATTCTTTTCCTTCCATGATACCTTCTACAAAAGCATCAGGAGCAGATGGATCTGCCACAATATCAGCAGCAGTTGCTAACTGATAGTCATCACGTACGTAATTTGCACCGCCCATTTCTCTTAGAGAACCAACTCCTCTAGAAGAAACACCTAATGATACACCCTCATCTAGGAGAGATTTTGCAATCTGACCCATTGGTGTATCTAATAATTTTGCTTTACCGATATAATTGTTTCCCTCTCTTACGAGTGATTCAATTTTATGTGAAGCTCTATCCAAATTGACTGTTGGTCCTTCTGGATGTCCTAGTTCACCTAAAGCACGATTCTTAGCAATGTTTTGCTCATTATATCTACCAACTTCTCTTTCAAGAATGTCAATAGGATATACTCTACCATTCCTATTTTTAATTTCACCTTGCAAAAATACACCTTGGATATAATGGTTCTTCTTACCATCATTATCCTCAGTTAGAAATTTTACTTCTTCGATTTGTTCAGTTATTAGTTTCATTTTCTTCAGGTGCAGGGACTTCGGTTGTATCAACCTCTGGTTCATCAGAGGAAGCAGTAGTCACTTCGGTATCATTAGGATCTTCAGCATTTGCTGGATCTAAATGAGCAAACATATCAGCTCCGACTTTCTCTTTTTCAAGAGTTAATATCTCGGCAGCTTTATTCATAATGACATCTTTCACTGCATCGGATGCATCTGAAAGGTGATCTTTCATAATAAGATCAACTATTTTTGTAGTTTCCATAGTAAAACCTCAGTGTTATTTAGTGTTTTTGTTACTTGGTGGCAATTTTGGATTCTTTATTTGATCAATCTGTGCCTTTTGAAGCTCTTGATCTAGTTCAGTTGTTTCAATTTCCGAACCAAGTTGAGCCACTGGATCCATAACTAGACCCATCTTTATCTCACTATTTATCTGCTCTCTCATCTCGACTATTTCTTGCTCCGTAAACTGGAGTAACTGTCGCATAACATAATCTTGTGAGAAGTATTTTCCAACATAAAGATCAAGTTCATTTAGAACTTCCATCTTTTTCTGGAGCATCTCTAAATCTTTTAACTCAGAGAAATGATTATCATAGAGGTAATCATATTGGATATGCTCCTTCATCTCCTCCCAATCATCAGGTGTGATAACACCTTTGAGAATTAGTTGTGTCTTTAATAAGTCATGTAAAAGATCAGAGAACTTCTTACGGAGACGACCTACAAACTTTGTAAATTTAATCTCATCTCTATTAATCTCTTCTGACTTACCAAGATCAAATGATTTATCACTTTCTAATCTTGATGGTGGTACGTTTAATGCTTTATATAACTGTGTTTGGAAGTACTTGATATCTGTTAACTCACCTAAGTTTTGTCCACCAGGTAAAGTTGTGATTTCAGTTCCACGACCACCTTCTCTACGTGGTAACCAGAAATCTTCAAGCATACTCATATGCTTTTTATCGTCACGGATCTCACCAGTGTTTGAGTCATATACTAACTTATTCCTGTAGCGAGACATAACATCACGAAGATATTGTTCCGCTTTTATCTTTGGAAGATTACCTACATCAATGTAGAATATTCTTCTTTCTGGTGCACGTGATAATCTATAGATAACAATACTATCTTCAAGCATTCTTAACTGGTTAAGATACTTGATTGCTTTGTGCAAATAACTCAATACAATATTTTTACCTTGATCTTTTACACCAGAGGTAACATATGTTATAGCATCATTTGCAATTTTAATACCTTGATTGGTATTGTTTACACCCTTCTCGTTGTAAATATAAAATTCTGTGGTCTTACCATAATCATATTTCATGAACTGGTCAGCATCCATAGGTGGTTTTTCCACAATACGGAGCTTCTTAATTTTAAGTGGATCAATCCAACGTAACTCTAATATACCTTTAGCTGGATCTTCCAGATCTACTACCTTATGGTAGAACATTCTACCATCAATAAACCATCTTCTGAATATTTGATGTGCTGCTTTATCTAAATCTAAGAGTTTCTTTATATGATCAAACTCTTTTCTAATACTATTCTTTATTCCTTCCGATGCTTCTAGATTAGATAATTCAATTTCTACTGGACTATCATCTTTATCTGAAACAATCGCTTCATTTGTAATATCTTCGATAGCACTATCAACCTCAGGTTGTAGTGCCATCTGTCTATATCGACGGATTAAATTAATCTCGTCTCTCTTTTTTGTGTCATCAAGATCCACATAATGACCAAACCATCCACCAAAAGGAGTAATGGTGGATGTTGCGTCATTATCTACTGGAGGTACTGGCGATGCAGCACCTTTTGCTTTCGCTTTGGGGTCTTTATCTTTTATAGAGAACCCAAATAGAGTTGCCATAATTAAATTCTATTTACCGTGTAACTATTTAGCTGCCTTGAACTAGAGTGGTTTTA